TAGAAGTAGATGAAGTAACAGGATTTCCGAAAGTATACGCAACTTTAAATCCGTCCGAATTAGTAGCACTAAATAAAGGCAATTCAGTAAATCGGTTGACAACTTTGATGCCACCTTTATTGAAAATTTTCCTGATCAAGTGTTGTCGAACGCTAAAGGACATAGGACTTGTTTGGTACGTTGAATGCGCAATATACACACAATGAGGATCGGACACTTGTCCGAACTGTTCTACCTCCGTGACGGAACCTAGCTGTAAAGCTCTCTGCATATGATCCATTCTACGAGAAGTTTTGTTCAACCGACCTGAATAATACGCTTTTCCCATTTTTTTTTCCGGCAAAGGTGGATTTCCAGGAAATAAAGCTTCAAAGTCCATGTCGTCTTGGTGAGTAAAGTCGTACAAACGACCAGCGGCAGTGGCACCTGATACAGCGCCCGGAACATTGCCGCTGATAAACCCCAACGCAGCTCCAGAGGCTTGTGAAGAATATCGTGCTAATTCTTGCATTGCTGACGAACGAGATGACGCGACAGAAGATTCGGAATTTCTCCTTCGGTACTTCCCAGATATAAAATCAGAAAAAGATGCGCGTCGTTTAGACATTTTTTATTAGTTAAACATTATCATCTTCTTCTGCGCGCATACAATCGGACTTGGCGACGCATCGGTACATATGTACGCCGGCGACTAACGCGAGCATAGCGTGGACGGCTGACACGACGGCGATAAACGTTTCTTCGGACATAGGGCATTTATTAATTTTGGTCAAAGTCGATTACTTGTTCCACATCTGTTTTAAGGATCTGTTTAAATCGCCGGAGCAATGGGTCAACAGTAGCAGGATCTGTCCAGATTTGTTCGATGCTATAGTTGGATGTAACCAAAACGTATAGTGGTCGAATGTAGCGCATGGATCCTTTAATAGAAGCTTGCATAGGCCATCGATCAGCCAGTCTTTTAAGTAATCCGCCCCATTTAACTTGATACTTGTCAATATCTTCAAGATAGACTGCTTCTTCATCCTTGTAATTGTCGAACCACTTGAGATCGTCCATAGATTTCTTATAACAATCAGGAAATCGGATTTCGACAGAATGACTTTTCCCAGTTCCGGTAGGACCATAGATCCAAAAGCAACGTGGTTCCAGCGGGACAGGCTTGCATAATGAATCTGCTGCAATTCTTTTAAGGGTACTGTAGCATCGAATAAAGATATCGGCGTCAATTTCATCGAGTTTGTTTTGTTTGGCAAGGTCCTTTGCACGCTGCCATCGTAACTTTTCGGCACGTCCTTTGTTGTCGTTTGACACCTTTATTATGAGGAATTTACCGGTTTTTCGCCAAGTTCAATAAGAGTGCCAGCCTTAGAGCAGTATACCTCAGATTGGGTGATTGAACCGAGCATGGTTTCAACGTGACACCCTGGAAGTTTAGCTCGTGCTTGGACGATGGTTTTAGCATCTTTAAAGGATAAGAACCCCTGTAAGTGTTTAGTGCCTGTGGTGGGAGCAACCTCTTCGGCGTATGCAACGTATTTAGCTCCGAATCCAGCATAGTTATTCAAGTATTCAATTGATTGTTCGTCGTAGTTATTCCAGGTAAAACAGAAGTTGCGATTTCTGCTCATTTACACAGGCACAGAAGGTCCAGGTAATAATATGGCTGGACCTTCTGTGCTTCCTTTTATACACGAACGCGGAAAAATAATTCTTCCGTAGAACAAAGGACTATAAACTATCCCGCTCAGGAAGGTTTGTGCGCTGTGGGCCTGCGGCGCTGGGATTTGTTTATTCCAGACCCCGGCGACCCATAGGGTGCCCCGCCGGTGCCTGGCAATAAACGCTAGATCGATGGCGGATAAACGTTGTTAAGTTCGGCAAATCTTCGGGAGTTTTTTTTATTGATTATATAAGCAAACACGCGGTTGATTATGTAAGCAAAGTATATAAATAGAAGGCATCCCCCGCTAAGATTCCACTACAATGGCTGCTGAAATTGATATGGTTGATATTATGAATAATCCTTTTATTGATTGGACTGACAGATCTCCTGCTCTACCAAATGAATGGCGAACTGATGATGTGGCGCATTCAAGAGCATACCGAAAGTTACGATTCAAAGTGAATTTTTATGAATTAGCTTTAAAAGAAATCAACGAAGTTGGAGAGGAAAACTACCTACCCGAAGTTATTGAGATGGTAAAAGAAAAGTTGCAATTGTGGAAGTTTAGATTACATCAAGCAATTTATAACTAATATATTAAGCTGCTGCTAAATTTAGTTCCTGAGAGGAGAAGTTCGGAACCATCGAACCGCCCTTTTTCGTATAAGAGTAAATACCAATTTTAAAATCTCTTTCATAATGAATTGTAAGGTTATTCGTCCCAATAGTACGCATTTTCTCTTCAAATACAAGTAGTTCACAGCGCCCATAAGTATGTTGAACAATAGTAGAATTGATTTGTTGGAATTGCAACTTTTTCCAAAAGTTGAGGCCTCTGCCCTTAACCTCGTACTTAATAGTCGATTCTTTCATTTGCCCAGGTTGAAGCATTGTATTACCGACGCTGAAACAATTAGCAAAAATACTTTTTGGGGGACAGTTTTGAAAAGAGACATTACCAGCGCCGAAGTCAGAACTACCACGTAACAAACGAACTTGCTGCCGATCAGTACCATTAAGAACTCCAGCGCCTCCTCCAGTTGTACCAATGACTCGAGTACGAGGATCAGCATTTAAGTAGTGATACGCTTTACAGATAACAGGTTGACTATCGGTACGTTCCGTATTGCGATCCCCTGCAGCAGCACCGTCGCCTGCAGTTCGATTTTGAACTTTGATATTAGACCAAATAGATAAATGGAATTCTTCATCATTCAAATCAAGAGACGAGGCACAACGCCAGTTAGTATCAAGCCCATTTCGATCAGAAGAGTAAAGATCCATTCTTTGGGGAATTTTGCTTTCATCACCAGCCAAAAACAACTCTAATTCGGCTTGAAAACCACCAAAGTTAGCAGTTACAGAAGAAAGAGTTTCATTATCTAAAATCGTGTATTCGACAGTAGAAGTAGATGAAGTAACAGGATTTCCGAAAGTATACGCAACTTTAAATCCGTCCGAATTAGTAGCACTAAATAAAGGCAATTCAGTAAATCGGTTGACAACTTTGATGCCACCTTTATT